ACCTGGTTGGGAACGCATCCGCAATGGATTGAACACCCATAACGAGTGTTTGGCTCTCGGGGGAAACAGGTCTGGCAAGACCACTGGTTTTGCAAAGATAGTGATGGAAGCTGTGACGGAAAGCCGAGACGGTCATGTGGTATGCTTTAGTCAAAATGAGGACACCTCCATTAAGGTGCAGCAAGCTGCGATATGGGAGATGATGCCTCGGGAGATGAAGAAGAAGACCAAAAGCATGGATGGTTATATCAACTTCTCCATGCAAAATGGCTTCACTGGCAAGAGCTTCATCTTTCCAGACACCCGAACTAGGGTAGATTTCAAGACATACACTCAGTTTTCTAACAACCAAACCATCCTTGAAGGGTTCGAATATGGGTTTCCTGATCCTGCGGGGATCAATATTGGTGCTTGGTTGGATGAATATTTGGGTGACGCTACGCTAGTCAACACGTTGAGGTTTCGTTTAGCCACCCGAGATGCTGTGATGGGGGTAGGGTTTACCCCTATAGATGGTTACACACCTTTCATCTCTGATTACCTCAAGAACGTCGAGACATTGGAAACTAGGAGTGCAGCCCTCATCAAGGGCCGTGAGGTCCCTGTGCGGCAGTACAGCCCCTCTAGGGATGCTTCTGTGGTCTATTTGCATTCCGACGAAAACCCATTCGGGGGGTATGAGCGTATAGCGAAGGACCTTCGTGGCAGGCCAGAAGAGGAGATCCTTGTCCGGGCGTATGGTGTCCCAGTTAAGAGTATGACCTCTCTCCTTCCTCTATTTAACACTGAGGTGAATGTGTTGAGTGATCAGAAGGAGAACAAGTATGGGATGAAATTTCCCGATGTGTCCAACAAGGCTAGGTATACGGTTTATCAGGTGGTGGACCCTGCGGGTGCTAGAAACTATGTCTCGATCTGGGCTGCAGTGGATGAGCGGGATAATGTTTACATTTGCCGGGAGTGGCCCGATTGGGACACTTATGGTGAATGGGCTGAGTTCGGGGATCCTAAATGGAGGTATGGTCCTGCTTCCAAGAAGATAGGGTTGAGCGTCCATGGCTATTGCGAATTGTTCGATGAGGTGGAGGATGACCTAGGGGTGGAAGTGTTTGAGCGAATCGGAGACTCCAGGTTTTTTGCAAAGGAGAACGAGAACAATGAGGACCTATTTATGTCCTTCGAGGAGTATGGATTTATATTTGTTCCATCCGATGGCCGGATGGAGGAGGTGGGATTGTCTGCATTGGATGAGTGGTTCAATTACAACCCAAATGAGCCGATCGATGCTGCCAACCGCCCGAGGTGCTACATTCACGAGAGCTGTCGCAATTTGATTGATAGCCTCATCAACTATAACTCAAAGGGGAAGATGGACGAACCCCTTAAGGACTTCTTTGATGTCATTCGATATTTGCGAATGGCGAATGGTGGAGAAGGTCCTGTCCATGTAACCGCTCGCGACTTGGCCGTCACTCGTCGAGCTTCTGGAGGATATTAAATGAAAATAAGACTAAGTACATTGGCCCAACAAGGCCACTATGAATGGGATGAGCTATTGAGTTTGGCTAAGGAAAAGCTTTCTTCCGACATGATTACTGGTGTGGGTAAGAACACTTGGATCAGTGAAGAGGGTCAGGATATATTGGCCGATGCCATGGATGTCCCAGAAGCCACTCCGTCCCACTATAAGGCTTATGTCATCAAGGTGGCACCTAACAAAAAGTATGTATATGCTTACATTAGGGACAGGCAGTTGAAGGTTCCGGTATTGGTCCCCAAGAAACTCGCCCGAAAGCTAGTGGGAAAAACCATACTGATAGAAGCCATAGAAGATGTTAGTGGAATCTCTTACAGATACAGAAGAACGTGAGCTAGATATGCTTATTTCCTCCAGAAAATGGCAACTAGAGCAAGTGGATAGATTTCTTGGATGGGAAGTGTTTAGATCATTTTCTACTGGAAATTGGGGTGCTGTTATGGAATTGGAGGATTTTTGTGATAAGATAGGCATCAACAAGAACTATCCCCATGTTTTGGTGGATCGTGTTCGCAAAAAACTAGAAGAGCAGTAACATGGAAAACCAAAACTATTCCAAGGCCATCACCTACTTGGGGAAGTCTCCAGACGTAGATGTATTGCGTCAGGCATACCAGACAACGAGCAATGAGCTTTCTGCTTATTACGATGTATGCCGCACGTCTTATGACGACAGGCGTAACTGGTGGCCGGGGAAAAGTAGGGACTTGCGTAAGCATGGAGCTGATGCTTTTCCATGGGATGGTGCATCCGACTTGGAAAGTCATGTTATTGATGAGCGTGTTACTCGGCTAGTATCTTTGTTTATGTCTGCCCTCAACAGGGCCAACATCCAGGCTTTCCCTGTGGAAGTGGCGGATGTTCCGAGGTCGAAGGTGGTTAGCAACTTCTTGAAGTGGATGACCAAGTCTGGCTACATCCCACGTTTCAAGCGTGAAGCAGAGCTAGCTGCCAACTACTTCCTAGAGCGTGGCATTATGATTACTTATTGTGGGTGGGTCATGGAAGACCGCACCTTCAAGCAAAAGTTTGACATGCAGCAAATCGCTGCTGCTGACCCCAACCTGTCCCAGATGATACTGGATGGCACCCAAGACGATGAGGTGGTAGTTCAGATGCAGGCGGTTATCAAGGTGACTAAGGAAAATGCCCGTAAAGCCCTGAAGGATTTGCGTAAGTTCGGCATGGCTGAAGTGCCTACCGTCCGGCGGCAGGTAAATGCACCAGAGGTCAAGACCCTTGGTCCTGATGGAGATTTCATTTTTCCCGCATATGTCACTGACCCCCAACGTGCGCCTTATTGTTTCTGGCGGACGTATTACACAGCCCAAGAGCTGGAGAACAAGGTACAGACAGATGGTTGGGACCCCAATTTCGTGGAACACGTTATCTCTAAATACTCTGGAGTGAACATAAACTCCTTGGAGAGGGAACAGGAGGGAAGGCGTAGCATATCACTAACTGACGATGCTTACGAGGCCGAGGAACTAGTAGAAATAATACACGGATACCAGAGACTGATCGACTCGACCGACGGGTCGGAAGGGATCTACGAGACCGTGTTCCACGAATCATTTTCCGGCGACGAGGGGTTAGAGATCCCTGGTTACGCCAAGTTTGAACTGCTTAACGGATATGAGGACTACCCTGTGGTGGTTACCCGTTTTAGTGAAGACAATAAGCGTTTGTACGACACTGCCACTGTTCCGGGTCTTTTGCGTGGCATACAGAACCAAGTGAAGGTGGAACGCGATAGCCGCATCGACAGCAACAGCTTGTCCACCCTTCCTGCCGTTACGCACCCGAAGGGACGTAAGCCCGAAGAGATAGGTCCTGGTCGATTTATCCCCGAGGTGAGGGCTGGGGAAATTAGGTTTATGCAAGGACCGGGTTTCAATCCCGGATCCGTTGAGATGGAGAATAACCTCCAAGAGCAGGCCGATCGCATGGTGGGACTGGATGAACAGTCTCCACTATCTGGCATCCGCCGCCAATTTCTGGTAGACAAGTATTTGCAGCATATGGCTGAGGTGATAGCGTTATGCTACCGCAACTTTCAGAGGTTTGGTCCCGATCGCATCTTCTTTAATGTGACTGGAGTACCCGATCCCCAAATGTTTAGTAAGGGAAACCCAGATGAAAACTTCGACGTTACTATTAGCTTCGACGTTCTTAATTCGGATGGAGACAAGCAGGAAGCAAAACTAAACCAACTACTTTCATTGGTTCAAATGGACCGAAATGGCCGCATAGATATGGATAAGCTCCTGTCTGTGATAGCATCCTCCATCGATCCTGTATTGGCGGATGGTGTTATGAGACCATTGGAGGAAGCCAAGGACCAGATGCTAAAACATATAACAGATGACCTATCTAAAATTTATGCAGGAATCGAAGTACCAGCTCGCCCGAATGGCTCTCAATCGGCTCTTCAAATCATTCAGCAATATACGCAGCAGCCGGATATTCAGCAGCGTTTGCAACAAGATGAAGCGTTTGCGGCTCGTCTTCAGAAGTATGCTGGACAGTATCAATTCGCTATGCAGCAAGCTCAAAACGCCCAAATAGGGCGTATCGGGACGCAACCAGCCCAGATGGGGGAGGTACAAACCCAAGGTATGCAGCAGTGATAGCTCTGCTATTTGCTTCCATACTATTTGTTGATATGCCAGATAATAAAAGTACATCTCAATACGGAAACGACCGGGAACGCTTTATAAACTTAAACAGGCTGGCTGAATCGGTTAGAAAATATTTTGGAAAAAATCCTGCAATAGAAGCCGCCATGTATGGCAACTCCTCGGTGGAAACCGGGGGCAGCTATAAGCATGACCAGAAGCAGTATGGTGGCGGTGGAGGATATGGTGTCTTTCAGTTCGATTTTCACAAACCTTATTACAGAGAATATCTGGAAGAGGAAGGATTGCCGGATAACACCGATTCCCAGGTGAGGTATGTTTACGAAAACATATACGGGAAAAAGAAAAACATATTGGGTGCAGGCAATGCCAAGAAACTAAGAGAGGCATTTGAGTCTGATGATCCAGAACTTGTAAGT